GAAAACAATAGTATTACCGCGTAGCATGAAGTTGTTAGTCATCATATCACTATGATAACCTTTTTCACTAATCAATTTAGCAACTAGATAACAAGCATCTTTTATTTCAGGTTGAGATTTTTCTAACTCATCCATTTCAACTGAAGATAGTTCATTACTACTTGACTTTGATAATTTCATAGTATATCGCTCTATTAGATTAGCAACTTTTGAGTCAGTAAATACACTCAATGGTTCCATACGTATTGCATAATAATTGTCTGTAACTTTCATCAAGTTACCTTTGAATACAGGGAAGTGCGGATTTTTACTAGATTTAGCTAAATTGATAAAATCAAAATATGATGTTGCACCAGAGTCAATTAATTTCAACACATATTTGTCACCTGGACGTTGAAATACAAGTGATTCAAATCCAGACCCAATCTCATGATATCCAGCTTTTTTCAATATCTCTTGAGCCTGATCAATGTCAGGTCTAGTTATTTCATTAATGATGGATTCATTGATAAGTTCTGAGATACGCATTATGTATTTATTGCTTACGCTTCTTTCCGCCCAATGACCAACCATCTACTAACCATTGGTCAAGTGTATCACGCTTAACTTTCTTCTCAACACCATCTTTGTTTATGGAGATGTTTCCTAATGTAGCATTACGGACATTATCAGAGTGTCCTTCTTTCTTAGCAACACCAGTTTGAGTGCGAGACCTTTTTAGTTTTTCTTCTTCGCTCATAGGACCTTTTGGTTTGCCTATATGAGCGAGTGACATTTTCTTCCGAGTTTCATCGGATCTTTTTTGACCGATTACTTTCTCTAATCGCTTAGCAATCGCTTCTGCGGTTGGTTTAGGTCTCTTAAGGGCGGCGGCTCTAAGATTTGAACGATGCTCTTCGGTAATTGGGACTCCGCCCTTGTTCCAAACCGGTTTACCCTTCATTCGTTCGGAATGATTTTTGGCATGTTCTATTCTATATCGTTCATATACTCTTGCGGTAATAGTCGAGGAGTATCGTTGCTGGTATCTGTTTTCAGCCCTCATACCGTGCAATGCATATAGCATCTTGCTACGAGCTACGCCTTCGGTCATCTTAATGAGAAGCCAATGACAGATGAAGTGTTCTCTTGCGGTTAGGTCTACTAGATTATCGTTGTCATTAGAACCACCTAAGGATTGGGGAATGATATGATGACGCTCGGTGTACTCACTTAGAATACGTCCTTTGGCTCTGTTAGTGAGCGAGGCGTAAAGAACAGAATATTTGTTTTCTTTGAACATATAGTTATTTATACTAAATCTCTCGTTCTACTATTTTTGTAACCATAAGAAAAGGGGGCCGAAGCCCCCTTTTCCGTAGTTGAGTTCAGTGTATGACTTACGATTATCTCGTAAGTCATTGTATTTTCACTGAAATGTAAGGTTAGAAACTGCAATTTCCCCAACGTAGTCAGCAGCATTACCAAAACTGCTGGCCGTATTCGTAAGCTCTATGTAACCGTAGCGTGTCATGAATGATACGACTGGTTCAAAGGTTGATGGATCAAGGACAACGCCAGAAGACATCAACGGAATATACGGGCAATAGAATGCTGCTGCGTCAGTTTCAGATGAACCCTTATAGCCAACTAGAACTGGCTGGGTGTCTGGTGCATAGCTGTTTACAAACACTCTCATTGCACCATTCAAAGTACCAACGAACTTGGTGTTGGTTGGAGCTTCAAATGTACCTTCTGTGGTACGTGCGAATGCAGAAGTGGTTGCTGACTGTAGAACAGTCAATGATGCTGGTGAAACAACAGCCCAGTTACCTGCACCACGACGAGTACGCTGTGCAATCAAGTTTGCAACACGATTGATAAGAACAGCAAGAGCAGCATGTTCATCACCAACATAAGTTGCAGTACCAGAAACGGTTGCCTGATTGTAAGTGTATTCAGTTGATGCAAGAGTTGCCAATGAAAGCAAAATTTCCTGATCGATTTCAGCAGTAATTTCCTGTGCAAGAGCAGCCATGATTTCTGCTTCAACGTCAATACCATGTTGGGATTGAGCGTCCTGAGCAGCTTCAAAAGTCCAACGAGCTTGGAGCTTACGTGACTTGGCTTCAACAGCCTGACGTAGAATCTGTACAGAAATCTGCTTACCACCATCGCCTTCAAGAGCAGCAGTGTCAGCACCAGTATAATAATTGGTGCTTGTTGCAGCCTGTGGTACACGGGAGTATGCCTGTGCAATCTTGAATGGTGATAGAGCTTCTTCACCAGCTACGACTGATGTCTGTGCTGCTGAATTGTCAGTCAATGACTGAGCGTAACGTACACGGAGGGTGTGAATCTGACCAACTGGGCCAGTCATTGGCTGAACACCTACGAGTTCGTTTGCGATAACAGTTGGCATAACACGGCGGATAACTGGAAGAATAACGCGGTTTAATGTTGCGATATTACCAGCAGTGGTCGTGCCAGCAGAAGATTCTGCAAGCAACTGCTTTTTGGTGTTTTCAAGGATAACACCCATTGTTGAGCGACGATTACCCTTTAAGCCTTCAAGCAGAGCATCTTTTGTTTCGGCCCAACGGCTTTCTAATAGTACTTTTGACATTTTTATATTCTCCTAATATGTCTTTTCATTAAAGCCCCGCCAGGCGTTTGAGATCGATGACATTGTCTTTTTCATATGTATCAATTTCAATTGGTCTCTGGGCAGTTTTATTACCAGTTGCTTCTGCAATAACAGATTCAGTCAATGATGTTTTTTTAACAGTTGATGTTGAACCAGTNTTGAGAACGGCTGGTAAATATTTATCGAATGCATTCTTCAACTTAGGTGTCTGAACGCTTTCAAGTAAACTTCTCATTACTTCGGCTTTTTCCTCATTGAGAGTTGACAATAGTTCATCCATTGTCTTCTGACGTTGAGTTGATTCCTTGATAATGCGAACTTCACGTTCCTTGCTTTCCACAATCTTAGTTGCTTTTTGCAACTGAGATTTAGCTTCTGCAAGCTGACGGTCTTTTTCTGCAAGTGCTTTCATTACCTTGCGAGTTTCAGCTTTATCGTTAAGATAAGTTACCGAGAATTCACTTGCAAAGGATTCAAAAATCTTGCGACCGAAATTGTTTTCTCTTGCGATTTTAATATCTTCTTTAAGTTGTGATAGTTCACCCTTGAGGTGATTTCCAACCATGGTGCTAACTTTCTTTGCACTTTCAGAAATGAATTTTTCTTTGAGTGCTTCAATTTGTTGGCGACCTTCAGCAACGAGCTTGACTTTTGCTTCAACAACTGCTTCACGGTCAATCGCAAATTCCTTAATTTCACGTGCCAAAGCATGAACAATAAATTGCTCAAGCTTTTTCTGGTTTTCCATTTGAATTTTACGATCTGAACGAAGTTCGCGGATTTCTTCGGCTAATTTAGTAACCATGAAGTCATTGAACTTTGTTGCACTTTCACGCAATTTAATTTGATTTTTTACTCTGTCTTCATTCATTGCTGCTCTTTCAGATGCAAATTCTGCAATTTCATCTGCAAGATGAGCGGTAATCATTTTATCAAGGGATTCTACCATAACCATTCTGTCATGTTCGTAACGTTGTGCAAACTCTTCATGAAGTTCTGCACGAACCTGATTACGGGCTTCATTCAATTTGGATTCCCAGGCTTCGTTTAATTCTCTGCCAACATCCTCATTAATGAGGCCGCTTTCTAGTAGTGGTTTGATAGCGTCTAGCATTTATCTAGTCCTTTTATATTTTAAGATCATTGATGAGGCGTTTTACTTCCTCAGCAAGGTATCTTTGTACTTGTTTGTTGCCTTGAGCTTCCTTGGCAATCTCAAGTGCTTTATGACCGTATTTCATGTTCATGAGACCTTCATAAATTGCTTTGGGATATGCATTTGGTGCGCTTGGTTGTGCAACAATGTCTACAGTGATTATTTCAAAATCACTGACGCGGCCATCCANGTCGTTTACGTTACCCGAACCACGACTTGATACACCTAGTTTGACTCCTGATTCCAACATGATCCTTACAAGATCGCCCATTGGAGTAGGAAGAATTTTTAGCTTACCTACCCCGTTGGGGCCATCCATATCCATTTTCGTGATACAATGACTCACTCGGTCGAGGTTAATTTTCAAATCGTCAGGGTGGTCAACTTCACCCAAAACAGAATACCCATTTGTAATCTGTTCATTTAGAGTCATGACAGCCCGTCTAATTTCGTCTACAGGATAGATTCGTTCGTTGGCATTTTTAACACCTCCTTGAATAAATATTCCTTTCATATATAAATTTTTACCATTATCAGTATCAACTGATTCGATGATAGTCCCTGACGCGACCGGAGATAAAAATTCTTGTAGTAGTTGTTTTCTAATTATCATCATGTACTCCTGTGCTTGCAATTAGCGCCGTGCCATCTTCCGTGTGTCGCAGGAGAGCATTTCTTTCCGCAATATGAACATTCTATTTTTTCTAATTCAAGAAGCCGTTCTGAAATTTTAGTCTTAACTGCTTCTGGTCTATTTGTTCCTGTTAACGTGTTTGAAATTTTCTTCTTTACATTTTCTGGTCTGGCTACACCTAGATGAAGTGATCTTAAATACGCCTTAGTTTCATCCGAATGTTTTTTGCCATAGAAAGCATTACCTTCACCAGAGAAAACTTTTGATTTCTTAGCTCTTGTTTCTTCTGATTGCAAACGACCGACGAGACTATTTGAAATTTTCAGTTTAGTTTCTGCCCTAAGAGGTTTACCTGCAATGCAATATTTCCCATCATTATTATGCTTGTTAAAACTCATTGGGTCATTGCGCGCATCTGATTCTTGTAATAACTTAGATTCTAAATTATACATTTCTGCCGGCTCACCTGTTGCAAGTATCTCTCTTTTCCATTCTGATGGATTAGATTGAATCAATGGCTTTACTTCTCTACTTGAACAGTAATAGCCGTCATTTGGATGACATCCCTTTGCGGTACGTGAACCCACGTACCACTTTCCAGTAGGTACGTGAGTCCATCTATACACATATGCAGATTTACCTTCTGCATTAGAAGATTCGGATTTACGTGTAACCGAATCGTCCGAGAGATACAAAGCCATATGCTCTCAGATTCCTTAACGAATTGGTCTACGTGTTGGGCGGCGTGACTCTGCTACTGGACTACGGGAATTTGAACCATCATCGCCGTGTTTTGGTTTTGGTGCAGTGTCGCCCTTTTCTTTGAAGTTGTCTTTGCCGGGAACATTTTTGAAATTTCCTGCTCCTGGTAGATTTCCTTCACCTTTTGAATATGGATTGCTTGGTTTCTTTGGTGCAGTTGGAACTGTTTCGGCATCGCCAGAGAATTTAACTGGTTTGCTGTCCATTCCTGCCTGACCTGAATTGAATGCAACTGTAGATTTAGTGTTGTGTCCGTTATCGCCATGGGTTACCGAAACCTTATGAAGATTGATGTTTTCCATAACGGCTTCGTCTTCTTCACCGCCGAAATCTTCTTCGCCTTCTTCGTCTTCTTCACCGCCGAAATCTTCTTCGCCTTCTTCGTCTGCCATGATATTTTCAAATTCAGCCATTAGCTGGTCAAGCTTGTCTTCAATGCGAATTACAGCATCTTCAATTTCTTCATGCTCGTCATGCATTTCATCATCAATGTGTTCTTCGCCACCTGACATGTCATCATCAAAATCCATTTCTTGATCAAAATCAATATCTTCTTCGTCTTCATCTTCGGAAAGTCCAGACTCTTCAGCATTAATTTCATCAAGCATATCGCCAACTTGGCCACCCATTCCTTCGTCCATCATGTCTTCATCGGCCATGATTGATTCAAAAATTTCACGTGATTTTTCAACTACGATTTCATGAAAGAGTGCGTCGGCAGCTTCTTGATCCTCGTTGATTACTAAATTAATCAACTTTTCATATTTTCTAATGTCCATTAAATTGTCTCCTGATACAAATGGCTTTGTGAATATATTTAACCCATATGTAAGAAAACTACTCAATAACTATGTATTTTTTGAGTTTTTGTATTTATGGCCGATAATTAAGCAATTGCCGTTGGTGGCAATCCACCACCAACAGATTCAGGTTTTGTACCATACTGTGCTCTAACTTTTTCTAGATGTTGTTTTTTTTCGTAATTTCTAAGGTCTAGCATACGTCTCAATTTGCGTATTTGTCTTAAAGTGAGCTTAGTTTTACGAGATGTTCTATACACAGGTTTTGAATTGTCAGAATTGACATCTTGAAAACCATTAATCGGCGGGGCAAACATCTCATTTAAGTTCATATTTTTATTTATCCGTTATTAAACATTACCTAATGGTCCAGCCGCTGCACCACCTCCAGAAGCAACCGTACCACCTACATCAGATGCTACTGGTCCAGCAATTTCAGGGCCACCAGTTGGGGATTCTGGTGGTGCTTGAGATATCTGATCGGCGGTATCAATGTCTGCTTGGAAATCACCTGCGGATATGCCAATGTTTCTTAAGTCAGCACCCTGTGGTTCATTAAGCTTTCCATCTTTATTTTCTTCATTCCACATTTTTTCATTTCTCTTGATTTCTTCTTCGGTAAGACCTAAGAATCTTTCAAGCGCAAAACGTTTTGACATATATGGAAATGCTTCCATTGATGCAAACGTAGAAACGCGAGCACTGTCCATTTCTGCTTGGCGATATGCGGCAAAATTCTGTGGGGCATTGAATTTAATATTAAACAATCCGGTATCAATATTAAATCCTCTCCAACGAAGAAAAAGT